TTATTCCGGCATTTTTGTGGTATTTGTGGCAAAATTTGTGGTATTTTCATCTGTTTTTAGTGTGAAAAAAGCATCTACTTTGGACTGATTATATTGACGCAAATTAGAACTTAGATGACTATAGTATTTCAAGGTTGTATTAATATCATCATGACCAAGTCTATCAGCTACATATATAATATCCATGCCAGCTTCTACACATAAGCCTGTGTGCGTATGTCGTAGCTTGTGTAATGTCACTGGTTCAGAATTAATTGTATTACATATCTTCTTCAAAGCTTTATTACATGACGCGTTGTCAATGGGCTTATTGTGGTAAGTGATGAATAATAACATCAACGGATTCTGTATATCATGTTCTTTCATATAATCAGTATGCCATGTAAGATAAGACTGTAAATATTGAACAGTAGAGTTATCAATATAAATCACACGTGATTTTTTTGTCTTGGTATCAATGAATGTATTAGTGTACTTATAATCCCACGCTTTATTGACTGTTATAGAACGTTTAGCGAAATTAATATCTTTCTTTGTTAGTGCAATAATCTCTTCGAACCTCATACCTGTTTGCACTGCTAGAAAGATAACTGCTCGTGATATAGAATGAAAATTTGCAAGTTCTTCTAATAGTAAATGAACCTTGTCGGTTTCCATAAATTGTGCTTTTGTTTTTGCCACATCATGTCCGCTTATATGAGCGCCTATGGCTGGGTTTTTCTTCATGTAGCCTAAATGGACAGCTTTATTAAAAATCGCTCTAATTTTGCGGTGCCGGGTGTCTACAGTGGATATTGCATAGTCTACAGATAAATGATTAATAAATTGTTGATACTGCACAGCATCAATCGAATTAAGTTTAATTTTTTCATCGAAATAATCAACGAACTGATTATAAGCAAGATCATATAAATTAATTGTAGATTGACTGCTTTTTCCATCTTTAAAAGTTTTCATGAATAATTCGTAAAACTCTTTGAATTTCCACTCTTTTAAAGAACTACTATCATGTTCAGCTTGTTTTAATAATTTAGACGCTTTATACATTAAGTTTGTTTCACTTGTATCTGTCAAACGCTTTTCTTTCCATTCACCGTCGACTTTGATGCGCAAACGAACGGCGTATTTTCCATTTTTTAACTTTTTAATTTTCATTAATAGCACCACCTCTTTGATTTGGAACGTATGTTCTTTTGAAGGGTACAGCAAACTATGTTAAAATATATTTGCATACTCTATGTGTGTATTTAAAACGCTTGTCTCTTGCGGGGAGGGCGTTTTTTTGTGTTATCTATCTTTATTGAAATTTTTGTTCATTTCAATTTCAGCCTTATCTTCTTTTAATCCTGTTATTTTGACCCCATTTTTATTGTAAGAGTGACGGGCATTTAATATAGCTGAGTAGGCGCCCTCAGTGTAATGCATGTTTACATAAAGTGCATCTACTTTGCTTTTGTATTTGTCAATTACTTTATTAACTATTTCGTCAGATTGTTTTTTTGAGATTTTATCTTTTACAACAACCTCTAAGTGTTTGCCTTGTGTTTCTTCATTTTCATTAATCTCATTGATAGTATAGTTTTTTGTACTGACCAAATCATTAGTCTGTTCGCTTTCTTCAGTTTCATTTGTGTTCTTTTGTTTTACGTCATCATTGCCACAAGCAGCCAACACGAAGCCAAATGCGAGTAACAAATTAACTATTAAAAAACCCTTTCTCATTTCAAGTCTCCTTTTTTAATTATGTTCTCCGGTCCATGTCCATGAGGAATCATATAAATGAATTTCGTATGGTCCGTCGTTTTTCACATCAAAAAATACATTTCCGGTATAGGATTTTCCAGGTGCAACTTCTTCTAGCATGAAATCTTTGGAAGAAACTTCTCCTTTTTCATCGTTTCCATCATATATTGAGAATTCTGCCGCGTTAGCAGTATAAGGTTCTGTTCCAGTATTTTTAAATTCAACTATGGCTTTAATAAAGTATTTACCGGTGCTTTCATCTTCAGCAGTAGGAGTGACCTTTTGTGCATCTTTTATTATCACATCCACCGAGGTTTCATCGTCTTCATTACTAAATGATTCTGCATCTCCAATACTCAAAGACCCTGTTTCATCAGTTTCCGAAGATTCATCTGTATAGTTATCTTCAGCTGGAGCTTCCTCGGCCAAATCCTCGGATTCATTTGGAGTAGAAGTACTTTCTTCTTTGCTTTCTTCCTTTGCACTATCAGATGAATTTCCACATGCTGTTAGGCCAAAACTAAAAACAATTAATAAACCTGCTAACAATAATAATTTTTTCATCCCAATTCTCCCTTTATTAAATTTTTATATAAACACATTTGTGTAAATACCTAACAAGCAATAATCTGTATACTACTTCTAAAAATGATAACATATCCGTTACACTCAACAGTGTTACCATATTTACTTTTATAATATTCTATAGAATGTTTTAAAAATTCTTCTGTAACTTCTAAAAAATCCGCAACTTCGTAGTAATCAGTGAATCCTTCATAATAAGCATCAATAATTTTACGCAAAGGGATAAGTGATTCATAACCCCAATTTCTCGCAAGTTTTTCTTGTTTTCTATCATTAACTGTTTCCTGTTTAATAATATTGCCAACGGTCAAATGATGATGTCCAATTTCCTCCGCTAAAGTGCAACGCATTTCAACATCATTTTGTTGAGGATTTAAGAATATTCTACTATTATAATATAATCCTTTGTGAACTTCCTGCATATTTTTGTCTTCAATGATAGTTAGTTCAGGATATCGCTCTCTGTATTTATCTAACCACATACATACATCTCATTTCTTATTTATATTTTTGTTGAATGAAATCAATATATTCAAGAATTTTTTTCATATCTTCTTCTGTGGCAGCGGGATCAATGTGCGCCGCCAAAGTTGCTGCTTCCGGCGGGATGTCGGAGTCAATTTGCGGATTGTCAGTACGCCCTAAAAGATAATCGGTAGAGACGTTGAAGTAGTCTGCTACTGCTTTTAATTTGTCAGCGCCAGGTGTTTTTACTTTCCATGAGTAAATAGCATTTTCTCCCATGTTCAATTTTAATGCCAGTTCTTTGAGAGATATTTTTTGTTTTTCTGCTAACACTTTTACCCTTTCAAACGTAGTCATGTCAATATTCCCTCCAAAGAAACATATGAAAGTACGAAAAAGAATAAAAAACGCTTGACTATTATTCTAAAGAGTACTATACTATGTTCATAAGCTAATTATTTAGCTAAACAAGATAACAAATAACCACATATAAAATTCGTTCCCCAACGATTAATGGCTTTTGATAAGGCTTGTTTAGCTATGTTTATATAGTACTCTATAGAGTTCTTTTTGTCAACAATCTGCTAAATAATTAGCTAATAAGATAGAAAGGAGTGATGGAGAGGTGAACAAAAGATATTTAAAAAGAAAAAAAACCAACATTCAACAAATTGAAGTCGGTCTTTACAAAAATTATGAAATTAAAGCTAAGTATGGAGCACCGGAAATTAATATGCATAAAGTAAAAAAGGTTATTGCAGTTTACTAAATTCACCTAAAGCCTCATCTAAAGCCTCTTGGAAGCCAGGAGTACCAATATTAGAAAAATAATCCCTGATTTCATCTTCGCTTTTGCTTTCTGTTGGGAAATTACCATCTAGTTGAACATCATGAGCTAGATCGCCTAAAGGACTATTTTCGCTAAGGTAATAAGTTATTAAAAAATCATAAAAAGTCATCTGCAATCACCTCCAATCAAAAATAATTATATCACGTGAAAACCAAAACAAGAAAGGAGCAAAAACATGTCAGTAGAACATCAGCGTTTTGCTGTTGCAGTATACGCAAAACTAAAAGCAATAAATATGAAACAATCTGATTTAGCAAAAATGTTAGGTATTAGCAATCCTTATTTATCAGATATTATCAATGGTAAAAGAGATGCGTTGAAAGTTAGAAAAGAAATTGCGGAAATTTTAGAAATAGATGGTGATTAAAATAGAAAGGAGAATAAGAAAATGGGTCGTCCTGTGAAAAATAAAAACAGGCATGTGAATTTCCTGTACGGAGTTTGGACGTTAGAAGATTTTGCGCAAGCTAGTCCACGAAGTTATGGGTGGTGGTTAGATAACATTAAAGACTTTCCAGAGCTTGCAGAATTTAGCAATTGGGCTACGAAAAATCAACGTGAAGCGTGGGCATTCGATGCAGTAAAAGCGAATGCTTGGCTGATTAAAAAATTTGTATATAAGGAGGTCTGAAAATGATTGATGAAGTCGAAATACTACTTGCTGAAATACGAAAATACGACCCAAATTACGTTCCGAAATCGGTTGGAAAATATTTGCTAGTTGAACTTCAATCGAGGCATTTAGATCATCAAATTAAATATAAGAAAAGACCTAAGTACAAGCATAGATTCGTGAATTCGATTGAGCGGCATTGGTAAAAGAAAAACCCACAGCTATAAATAGTAAGTTAGAGCTTACTAAAACTGTGAGTTACGAAATAATATTTAAATTAATTATATCACAGGTGTGGAGATAAGAGAATGAAAAAATCAATCAAAAAACATGAAAACACATTATTAATTTATCTGTTTTGCTTACAAATCGGCATGTTTATATCAGTAATTTACATTTTACTCGAATGGTTCACATTATTTTTGAAATGAGGTTTCTAAATGAAGTTATTACGATTTTTTGGACTCATAAGTATTGACGAGGACGGAAAAGAATACATTGAAAAATCAGACATAAATACAGTAGTATGCTTAGCTTTGACTGTTTTAATTGCATTTGTGGTCTGTATAGGAAGTCTGATATTAAATGGCTGAATTAATAACGATTATTGCATTGATTCTTTTGCTAATGCTACTTGCCAGAGGTGATAGAGAATGAATGTAGAAAATCCGATGATAGTAGATGATTGCTGGGACGATGGATTTCGACACTGAGGAATGAGGCTCACAAATGAAAACAATCGCAAATGAGTATAAAGAATACATCACAGAGAGAACAAGATTAAGTGACAATGGTATAAAACTAACTGCTTATAGTTTTGAAAATGGCTATCAAGCGAGAGTGATAGAAAACCTTGATTATAATTTTGTATCACTCGTACTTGTAAAGTCTCATGACGGAAAAAACTCTATAAAAGATATTTTGCTTGAATTAACGAATGAACAACTGATTGAAAAGCTAGAAGAGATTAAGAATTATGAGTGATAAAGAGAGGTGCAGGCGTGAATAACGAACCGGAAGACATAAGTTATCCGAATAACAAAGAACAGAAAGAGTATTACTTTATGAAATGTCATATCTGCGGAGAAAAGATTTTGGGCAGAGAAACAATAACATATGAATATGCTGGTCAAGTTGAAGCTGTGCATGAGAGTTGTTATTTTAAAGCATCAAGTGAGATTTAGGAGTGAGAACATGACAGAATACGCACTTTATAAAGCAGACGAAGTACTAATAATCGGCACAGTAGACGAACTAGCGGAGTTTCAGAAAGTGAAGCGTGAAACGATTTTGTTTTATGCTACGCCTACGTATCAAAAGAGGACGACTGATAAGGGGTTAAGAGTAATTAGAGTTGATTAGAAAGGATGTTTCTCTTGGGAAAATATTACTGGCACGTGTCAAGATTTGGCGGGAAGCCGTCGGAAATTCAACACTATAACCATATTACAAAAATGTATAAATTTATTTTGCGAAATCCGGCAATGTTCAAAGATAAAACTTTAACGATTTATGATGACGCAAAAGCAGTTACAAACATGACGTTTAACGAAATTAAGTATAGAGCTAGTTTGAATTTATGTGAAACGGTAGAAAGAAAGTATGTGTTAGGGCTTAAGCAAAGACTTTTCAAGGAGGTGCAGAAAAATTAAAATTATTCTAAATAAATGTTTTGGTGGATTTGAATTATCACATGTAGCATATTTATATCTTTGCGAATTAAAAGGAATTGATGTTCACTCTTATTTAGCAGAGAGCAAGGACGATACTTATCACTTTAAGAAAATAGATAAAAGTTATAAAAAGTCTAATGTATTTGAATGTGTTTGGTATCTTAAAAACGAGTTGCCAAAAATGGAACTAAGTTTAGAAGAAAACTGGGATTTTCTTGAGCACATTGACTTAGACTTCGATGGGGCAAATAGAGCTGATTTAGACTTGATAAGAACTGTTGAGATTTTTGGTGAAGCAGCAAATCCAATTTATTCTAAGTTAACAATAGTAGAAATACCCGATGGAAATGATTTTATTATACATGAAAATGATGGTTTTGAATCTGTGGTTTATGGTCAAAACCTTGGCAAAGCGTGAAGAAGGAGGAACAAGCATGAATTTCAAAGTAGGAGATAAAGCAGAATTTATTTACAGAAATAAGAAAAGCGTAGGAGAAATAAATGGCGTTTATCCTGGAACGCAAGAGGTGTCTATTAAGCAAAGCGATTCTCCAATAGATTTGTTATTTTCAGATAAAGCTGTAGTAAAAGTTGAAGAACAAGAACGTATAGTTGTTCCACAATTTGTAGCTGATTGGATAAGTCGTCATAAACAAGAAGGATACAATTTGATCTGGTCGATAAGCTATGAAAATAATGATATGCCTGATGAAATATACGAATGGTTAACTTCAGCAGCTGATAATCAAGAACTATTTGCACGCGCATGGTTGGACGGCTACGAAGTCGAGAAAGAACCGCTTTATTATGTGCGATTGCCGCTTTCAACATGGAACGATGACGCAGCCGAATTAGAAGTGATTAATATGTATGTTTTGTTAAATAAACAATCTGATGAAACAACTTTTACTGGATTAATTATCAATAAAAATAAGAAATGGACAACCAAATTAACAGAAGCGGAAATTAAAGGCATGCCTGGAGGAGACATATATTGGCAGTTTGCGGTGCTTGTTGAAGAATTGGAGGAGTAAATATGGAATTATATGCAACAGTTGACGAGGATTTACAGGTTGCTAAACATCGTAGTAAAGGAACTCTAGCAGTGTTTAAAGACTTAGAAATGTTAATAAAACATGCTTGGAGATATAAAGAGAGTGGAAAATTGTACAAAATTGCGGAGTTAGAACCTATTAACTTCTTTTCTTTTGAGGAAGCGGAGGGTGAAGCATGACAGTAGCCGAGTTAATAGAGAAACTAAAAGAGCTTCCAGCTAATGCAGAGATTTTGCTAACCATCGGATGGAATCACTCGGAAATAGAAGAAGTAGGCTGTATCGAAAATGAACGTAACGTTTATATAAGCGGCTGGTGAAGTGGAGGGTGAAGAAGAATGAGATCATTTGATGTTTCTACTTATTTCAAATCTTTTGTGGATGATGATAAGGAAGCGTTGGAATTGTTGAATGAATACATCATCAGAAATAATAAAAGACCAGTTTCCGTGCAGTTTCAAGTAGTACATTATCCTGAGGCAAATCGTGATAGAGTTTATATCTTTGCTGAATTTGAAAGGAGGGTGAAGCATGAGAGAGATTGAGATTTACGGCAACATACACGAAAATCCGGATTTGTTGGAGGTGATGGAATGAAACAAGAAGAGTTAGACATCATATTAGAGAATCATGGGAAATGGCTACGCAACGAAGGTGGCGAGAAAGCAGATTTAAGTAATGCAGACTTAAAAAACACAAATTTAAGATTTGCAAATTTAAGACTTGCAGATTTAAGATTTGCAGATTTAAGTAATGCAAATTTAAGTATTGCAGATTTAAGTTATGCAAATTTAAGTTGGGTAAACTGGCAACATGTAGAAGGCTTAACAGTTATCTGCGTACAAGTAGATACGACACGTAAAAACAATCAAATAACATATATCAAAGAATTAGATATATGGATAACAGGTTGTTTCCAAGGAACATTAGATGAGCTTAAAGCGTCTGTTGAACAAACGCATAAAGATAATGAAAAGCTTAGAAAGAGATATTACAGAGTGATTGATTTTATTTTGAAAGAGGTGGCGGAGGAATGAAGTACCGACAACATGAAACATATTCCTTTCAGTCAAGGCGTTTAAAACGATCTGTAAGAGTGTTACTACTTAAAATATTAAAATGTTTGAAAGAGGTGGCAAAGTGAAGTATAAAATCACATATTTATCTCAAGAAGTGTACGAAGTTGAAGCTGAGAACGAGGAAGAGGCGATACGAATAGCTGAGTTTAACCCTATGTATCGACCAGATGCACATATAAAATTAATTGAAGATGAAAATTTGCTTGATTGCGAATTGATGAAAGAGGTGTCGGAATGAAGAAATTAAACGAACAACAAAAAGCAGAAATGAAAAAATTGGCAGATTTAATTATCGAAAACCCTGATTTACCAGTTGTTACGATGACGGATAACTTTGACGATAAGGGGACTAGCGTTTGGACAGCAGGCTGTTCCTGCGAAGTAAGTATTGATTACATTTATAGTCCTAAACAACGTGATTTGCTTTCAGGTCCTAAAGATGATAGACCATATGTTAAAAGTTTTGATTATTATGAAGCAATAGAAGAAATGAGTGAAAGGATCCATCCTCATGACGACACGAGTAGACCAGAGGAAATTTGGAATAGTCTTGATTGGATAAAAGTCATTTTAGTGTATTCGGGTCAATTAGAAAAAGTAGATGATGTCTATAAAGAACGTTGGGTGGCGGAATGAACGAGGAATGGTTTGAATTTGTGGGATACAGTGAGTCTCAAACGAAATACGTAAACATAGACGACCAATTAAACGAGCTTTCCAAAACACACGAGATTATCGAAGTCCATTTCAGTACGTATTCCTCTTCTGATTGGAACTATCTATCTGGAGGAACTGCTACCGCACTTGTGAGAGCAAGAAAGAGAGAGGTGGCGGAATAAATGGGAGTGAGTATTGATTTATACAGTTATGATTATGAAGCGCTTGTGGAAGGCATTCAAAGCTATACAAAAGCGGAAAATACGGAAGTTATAAGAAAAATACTTCTAATAGGCGGAAATGTCGTAGGTGATAAATATATCATTTTAAACAATGAACTCTGGGAAGATAACAGTTCATATTACAACGTTCCGAACGCTTTAGAGCGTTTGTATAAAGTTGATGATGTCTTTGGAAAAATCTTCTGTACTTTTGATGATAGGTTCGGTAGAGAGACGCTAATTAATGGTTGTGATACCCCAGAAGAAATATTAGAAGAGGTGATGGAATGACGACATTTAAACCGAGAAACATCCTAAGTTGGCGCAGTGGATTACCTTATGATAATACGAGATTTTCACTGGGTAAATCACCAGAAGGTGGACAACATGGTGATGAATGGTACAACGGAAAAATGAATGTAAATGTAATCAGTATTGAGTACAAACTACCTGATTCATTTAGTGAATGTACAGGTAAATATATTATCAAACTGGAAGACGATAGGAGAATTGTTATCTCCGAAGAAATTCCGTCTTTTATTGAGGAGGTGGCGGAATGATGTGTGAGTATTGTAAGGATGACTCTATGATGAATAACGAGCCTTTGCTGAGTTTTGATGAAGAATATAAAGAAACAGGTGTCGTTAGACTAGACAGCAATGACAACTTAGGAGTTTTCAGCTACTACGGTTTAACAGCTAGGAATATCAATTACTGTCCAGTTTGTGGAAGGAGTTTGGAGGATGAAGAAAAATGAGTTTTAATAAACGTATCGTATACATGAATAAATACAATCAACGTGTCATGGTCAGAAGTGTAGGTATCGGCGACGAGCACGTCGAAATTACAGAAACAACTAACTCTGCCCTTGCCAAATATTTCACTAACAAGAATCATGCTTTGCGTATGTGCGGTTTAATAGACATAACTTTGGGTGTTAATACTAGGTTAGAAGACCGCAAACAGGTGTATATCATAACAAAGGTCAAGAGGGATTGTGACGAATATCTACGAGCTGTCGTGCCGCTTGTTGGTAATTTATCACCTGTAGCAAGTTGGACTAAAGATATAACCGACGCCATAAATTTCACTGATTTCGATAGTATTGCTGTGATGTGTAATTTCGTTGACTCACTTCGCGAAAACGACTATCAACCGAGATGCGGTCATCAGATGTTTTATAAATAGGAGGAACACGAATATGCAATTGGAGGTGCAAAATGACAAAACAAATCATCATCAACGAAGCAAACAGTTTACTTCACAGAAAAAGCAAAGAACTAAGTAAATCAATCATCAAAACACCTAAAGATCTCGAACGTTTCGCGATTGGACTGGATAAATTATCACAAGACATGTGGGACTATAAAAACGAATTGGAGGCGATCAAATGAGTATTTTTGCTGGCGATAAGGTAGAGGTGCAGGATAGAACTGGTGTAGCAGAATTATGTGTCGACGGAGAGCAGTTTCATGTTCTGATTAATAATAATGGTTTGCTTACTGTTGAAGATGAAGACGGATTTTCATCCTTTAATATACCAGCAACTCAAGTGAAAAAAGTGAAAGTGGATAGTGATGTTAAATTAATAAATGAGCTATATGACCAATCAGATTCTGTAAATTTATATATATATGATGTTGATAAAGATAAAGCTAAGTTGTTTGTATCTAATGTAAATAAGCCACGATTTGATGAAAGAAACAATGTGAAGTGGTATTCTGCATCAAAAGATAAAATAACCGCAACAGCATTTTTGAAAGGGGATGATTAAAATGTCAACATTATATTCAATTCAAGGGAAATATCAACAGTTGTTAAATCTAGCGGAGCAGCTTGATCCGGAACTATTAAAAGATACACTTGAAAGCATTGATGATGAATTAGAAACGAAAGCAGAGAATGTAGCATTTGTCATTAAAGAACTGGAAGGTCAATCACTTGTTTTAGAAACAGAAACGAAGCGTTTAGCTGAACGGAAAAATACTATTAATAATAATGTGAAGCGACTGAAACAGTCATTATTTGATGCAATGATAACTGCTAAAAAGCAAAAAATTAAAACAAACTTATTCACATTGGATATTCGGAAAAATCCGCCAAGTGTCATTGTAGAAGACGAAAGCAAACTAATGAACTATCTAATCGAACAACCTAAAAAATTAGATAAAACAAAATTAGGCGATGATTTGAAAAAAGGCATTGAGGTACCAGGTGCGAAAATTATTCAAACAGAAAGATTGCAAATAAGATAAGGAGGGATTTGGTTGGAATTTATTCAATCGGAAGAAATGAAGAGGTCAGAGTATTTTAATATTATGATTTATGCCAAACCAGGCGCAGGTAAAACAACTACAATTAAATACTTAAAAGGTAAAACATTAATGTTAGATTGCGATGGCACGTCAAAAGTTTTAAGTGGGTTGCCTGATATCACAATTGCAACATTGAATCCTCGTAATCCCGTGCAAGACATGGCAGATTTTTATGGATATGCAAAAACACACGCGGATGAATACGACAATGTAGTAATTGATAATTTGAGTCATTATCAAAAACTGTGGTTAATGTTCAATGGAAGAAATACTAAATCAGGGCAACCGGAGCTACAACATTATGGGATATTTGATACACATTTAATTGATATGATTTCCGTATTTAATAATTTACCAAACACAAATATAGTATATACAGCTTGGGAAAACACACGACAAATACAGATGGAAAGTGGACAGCTTTATAATCAATTTTTACCAGATATTAGAGAAAAGGTAGTTAATCACGTTATGGGAATTGTTCCTGTAGTCGCAAGATTAATAAGAAATCCTGAGACAGGTCAAAGAGGCTTCTTACTAACAGAAAACAATGGTAATTTTGCAAAAAACCAGCTAGATAACAGAGAGTTTGCTTTGCAAGAACACCTATTCCAAATTGGTGATGTTGATGTTAAAGCTTAGAGAATATCAAAAAGAAATTATAAATGATGTAAAGGGGGCTTTTTTACAGGGATATAACAGACCGTGCGTTGTTGCTCCCTGCGGTTAGGTGCTGGTAAATCGGTTATTTTATCAGAAATAATTCGCATGACAACTCACAATAAAAATAATGTTCTTTTCCTAGTTCACAGAAAAGAATTGATTGACCAAATTAGAAATACACTCACTATGAATGATGTCGATATGAATTTTGTCAATTTGGGGATGGTTCAAACTGTTGTTAGACGTTTAGAAAAAACTTCCGAGCCAGCTTTAATCATTATTGACGAAAGTCATCATGTGCTAGCAAACAGTTACAAAAAAATAATCAATCACTTTTCTAATGCTAAAGTGGTCGGATTTACAGCAACACCAGTGAGAATAAATGGGGGTGGTTTAGGAGATATAAACGATATGTTAATCGAAAAGGTTAATGTGAAATGGTTAATTGAAAATCAATTCTTAGCACCTTACAAATACTTTGCGCCCGAAATCGTTCAAACAGAAACATTAGAAATCAAACGAACTGGCGAGTTTGACATGACAGGACTTGATGATCAATTCAATAAAAGAATGATTTGGGGCGATGTCATCAAACATTATCAAAAGTTAGCAAACGGAGAACAAGCAATACTTTATGCCTCTTCCCTTTATCAAAGCGAAAAAATGGCAATGAGTTTTGCATCAGTAGGTATTACATCCGCACATATTGACGGGAAAACACCTAAATCCATTCGTGATGACATTATACAACGATTTCGAGAGGGCAAAATAAAGGTCCTATGCAACTTAGATTTAATTGGTGAAGGATTCGATGTTCCAGATTGTTCTACTGTGATTATGCTAAGACCAACTCAATCTCTATCCCTGTATATTCAGCAATCAATGAGAGGTATGAGATATCGAACTGGTAAAACAGCTATTATTATTGACCACGTTGGAAATGTCAATCGCTTTGGTTTGCCAGACATGGAACGAACATGGTCCTTAGAAGCGAAAAAAGGAAGTAACAGCAAAAAATCAGAAGCACCTGTAAAAATTTGCTCTGACTGTTTTATGACAGTTTTATCTACTAATAAAAAATGCGAGCATTGTGGTCATGAATTCAAAGCTGAATTAAAAGCAGTACAAATTGATGACACAGCAGAGCTACAAGAAATAACAGAAGCAGTATTTAAAGTAAATTACAGTAATCCAAGCGAGTGTAAAAACATGAAAGAATTATATGAATATGCAAAAGAACACAATTATAAGAAAGGATGGGCATTCCATCAAGGAAAAGCAAGAGGATTTATAAAATAAAAAAACGAAAGAAGGAATTTAAAAATGTTTAAAGTAGATCATAATGATGTTTTCACAAATGGAGTAGAAAATGGTACGTATGAGGTTGTTTTATATAACGCAAATGAAGATGCAACAAAAAACGGAGCGGAGTTCATTAATATTGATTTAATTATTCGTAATGATGTAAATCAAAAATTCCAGAATGCGCATATTTTTCATCGAGTATGGAAAGCGAAAGCAACGAATGAATATAGTCAAACGGCATTAAATACCATTGCGAAAGCTATCAAGCTGCCGAACGGAAAGGACTATAACACATTAGATGAATTACTAAAAGACCTGTTAACTAAGACATGTCAAGTTACTGTGAAAAATGAAGAGTCTGAGTATAATGGTCAAATTTATAAAAATTTAAATGTGAAAGCATGGGCTGAAAGTAAAATTACCGGACCATTACAACATGTATTTAAAAAGAAAGAAAATGAATTACCACCAGTGGAAATAAACGAGAGTAATCTACCGTTCTAAGCAATGAGAGGAGCGCACAAACGTGTATGAACAAATTCCGGACGAATTAAAAAAATTAAAACAATGGTGCGCTTTTCAACTTGTTTGGGATGAAGAGCGTGGCAAAAACAAAAAAATACCGATGAATGCAAACGATGGATCCTACGGAAATAGTGTTGATGAGCGGACTTGGGCAGACTTCGAAACTGCCCTTGATTCCCTCGAAAAATATCAATTTGATGGGTTAGGTTTTTACTTTAAGAAACCATATTTCGGTGTGGATATTGATGATATAAAGGATGAAATTGAAGATTACCTTTATGGTAATACAGAAAATATTGCTGGTGAATTTATTCAAACATTGTCTAGTTACACAGAATACAGTGTGAGTGGGACAGGAATTCATATTATTGCAAAAGGCAGTTTTCCGGAAGGTGGTCGGCGTAAAGGAAACATCGAAATGTACCCGGACGGTCGATTTTTCGTTATGACAGGTCAAGTAATTGATAACTACAGACAAGTCAATGAAGCGACGTCTGCAATACAATATTTGCATACGAAATACATTGGGACTAATGAAGTAAGACAAATAAATAATTTACAATCTACAGTTGATTTGCCTGTAAGTGATATTATTCAACGTGCTGAACGAAGTAAACAAGGCGCACAATTTAAAACACTTTACGACGGATTATGGGATGGATTATATCCCTCACAATCCGAAGCAGACTTAGCTTTTGCAAATATGCTGGCATTTTGGACAGGATGTAATGCAGAAAAAATGGACGAAATTTTCCGTTCAAGTGGTTTGTATCGAACAAAATGGGACCAAAAACGTGGAGCGCAATTATATGGAGAAATGGTTATTAATAAAGCGATTGCCAATACGTCAGAGGTTTATCAACCAGGAAGTGATTTAGAAGGTTACTCGATCACTGTGAAAAATCAGAATCGAACTGCTCGAAAAGTATATGGTTTAGATGATACTGGAAATGCAGAACGTTTCCGTGATAAATTTCATGACATTGTTCGTTTTTCATACATTAACAAAGGATTCTATTTCTACGATTCGAAAGTTTGGAAATATGACAACATAGGCGCTGTAAAAACACTTGTCGATGATGTAATTAAAGATATGAAAAGCGAATTTGCTTACATGGATAATGAATCAGATGCAGAAAAAGCGTTCATGAAGCACTTAAAAGCAACTAGAAGCAATAAAGGAAAAACGAACATGTTGAAAGAAGCGCAACATTTAATGCCTGTTTTGCCTGATGAATTCGATCGCTACAAATATTTTTTGAACACACAAAACGGATATATCAATTTGAAAAATGGAGAACTTATCAATCATGACAGGCAAAAAATGTTTACAAAAATCAGTAACATCGAATATACAGATAAAATTGACGCACCACTTTGGCAAGCGTTTTTAAAGGATATTTTTGCAGGCGATAAAGAGTTAATCAATTATATTCAAAAAGCAGTCGGTTATTCTCTCTCTGGATCTACATCGGAGCAAGTCATGTTTATCCTTTTCGGCAATGGGCGAAATGGGAAATCTGTTTTTCTCGATATTATCAACGATATTTTTGGCTCCTATGCAACAAACATCCAGCCACAAACAATCATGGTCAAACAGCAATCTAGTAATGCAAATAGTGATATCGCACGTCTGCATGGTGCTAGGTTCGTAACAACGACCGAACCGAACGAAGGTGTGCGTTTAGATGAGGGACTGGTTAAACAGCTCACAGGGGGCGACAAGGTAACAGCACGGCACCTGTATAAGGACGAATTCGAATTTACACCAGAATTCAAAATATGGATGGCGACCAACCACAAACCGATCATCAGAGGGAGAGACGATGGGATATGGCGTCGATTACATTTAGTACCTTTCACAGTAAAAATACCTGACGAAAAAGTAGATAAACAGCTAAAATATAAACTTCGCAGTGAATTGACTGGGATATTAAACTGGGCTGTAGAAGGATTTCTTAAATGGCAGCGAGAAGGTTTAGGAATGCCGAAAGCAGTTGAAAATGCAAGCTCCGAATACAAGTCAGAAATGGACGTTATCACTGCATTTATTGAGGATTGTTGTGATGTGAGAGAAGGCGAAAAGGTAAATGCCAAAAAAATGTATGAAACATATCATGAGTGGGCGAAAGAAAACGGTCAATATTTAATGAGTAGTACGAAATTTGGGAAAGAAATTGGAATGAAGTTTACTAAGAAAAAAACTAAAACCGCAAATGTATATGAGGGCATTACTTTAAATGACGATTATTATAATTTGAACTTAAATTTTTAAAAGAGGTGGAGGGTTTGTTTCAACTATCCACCCTCCTTTAGCCTTAGAGGCGCAATGGTTTTGGCTACTTAATTTCTTAGGAGGTGGATAGTTTGGGTGTTTTTCCATAAACCTTCTACTTTTTTCCTCCTAGTAATACTTTTCCTATTTTACTACCAACTATCCACCTTTTAAAAAAGAAGTAGTTATAAAGGTAGTGATACCAATGGATTTCAGAGGTGGAGGGTTTGTTTCAACTATCCACCAACTATCCACCTTTTTCACCAATTTGACCAAAGGAGTGATTAAATGACAGCAGAAATGGATATACAGAATTCTATACGTTTAGAACTTTCCCGCCATGGGCATTACGTTTTCCGTGCTAATGTTGGCAAAGTTAAATTACCAAATGGACGAATTTTTGATACAGGATTGCCAAAAGGATTTCCGGACTTGTTCGGATTCCGTGGATCAGACGGGAAAGCATTTTTTATTGAAGTGAAAAACGAGATAGGCAAGTTGCGAAAAGAACAGGAACATTTTCAGCAAGCTATGCAAATTACACCGGCCATCTGTGGAGTAGCAAGAAGTGCTGCAGAAGCCGTGCGAATTGTGGAGGAGGGGTAAAATGAAGCTAAGAGATATTACAAACAGTAAATGCGATGTTAGGGAGTATATGAATGTTGATTTTCCAGATTGGCTTTTAGAACAACTAAAGGACGAAATAGATTTTGATATTATTGAGGCGTTAAAAGAGTATGCCGTTATCTATGTGAAGCATAATGCGCTGGAAAAAGAAATAGAACCTTTTGATATTTATAAAAAAGTAGAGGAGGGGTAAAAAATGAAGAGCGACGATTAAAGATGTGATGAATTTAGAGACCAAGGCAGTCAAAATAAATGGGAAGACTGCAAGGATTTATCAGAAGTGTTAATTGTGCGGAATACGAGTAATATTCTGACAATTGGTTACAGAAAAATGTAACCCGAAGCAAAAAATGTAACCTCCCAAAATCGCATAGTACCAGTAGCAAGACACGTAAAAGTTACAAGTTACATTTTTTTCTTAATAAAAAGTATTATATTTAATTTATATTTAAGAACTGTATACGAAAATAAAAACTTTTTCGCCGTTTTTTTTGTAACCTGTAACTGCGTTCTGGGAGAGTGGGTTTGACGGTTACAGGTTACAAAATAGGTTTTGTAACCGAGTGATTTTGAAAACCGTGGAGAGATAACAATGTTCAGTCATATTCAAAAATTTATAAACAGATGGAAATTTAATCAAGGATGTACATTGAAGCTATGAGTCTTGATGCGACAATTCCATTAAACAAGGAGGAAAAACGAATGAAAATATATCACACAGAAACACAAGAAGATTACGATGCGTTACTGGAAAACTTGAAAAACGAGGGATGGACGTGGTTTTTTGGTGAGGCTATTACGTCATATAACTCGCAGCTTTGGGAACGGAATAAGCAAAATACTGTTGTGCATATAGAGGAAGAAGGAGTAAGTTGTGGGAGTCTTTCTTATGCTAAATATTTACACCCCAACATACCAATCGAAAAATACAAAGTGAAACAAGACGAAGTTGCAAAGTGGTTTTATAACACCGCAAATGCCATGAAAGCATTTGCATCCAATGGAGTATCTATGAAAAAACAAAATACTGACAACGTAAACAACCCATCACATTACACAGCAGGCGGTATTGAAACACTTGACTACATTAAAGCAAAAGTAAAGGATTATCCGTCATATGCTGTAGGAAACATACTTAAATATGTCTCAAGATACGAGCACAAGAATGGCATTGAGGATTTAAAGAAAGCACAGTTTTATTTAAATGATTTGATTGAATGGATGGAGAGTGATTGTAAATGAATCGGTTTGAAAAAGATAGATTAAGAACAAAGGCAAAGAATATAATCGAGGCAATGCTGGTGTATTTACTATTGTGGCTTTTTAGTATAGTGATACCAATTATGGGTGTTTGGGCACATCTGATTTGGAGTAATTCATTTACGTTATTTATTAAAATTAGTACATTGACTATTTGGTCTATAGAAACGGTAGTCGTAGGGGCTTTACTTGTGAGTTCTTATATAACAGTTAAAAAGTATGTAAGTCAAATAGTCGCAGAAGACTAGCTAAGTTGAATGAGAGGAGAGTGATTGAATGTTTAAAACATTAAGTTCGTTTTATTTTTCTATGATTTTCATTACCGTATTATTGCGCGCTTTCGGCTTTCTTAGTCTTGCAGAAGCAGAATTTATTTTACTATTAATCATTTCTCTTGTCATGGTTGAGGATATGAATGGGAGTCGTAAATGACAAGTGACTCTTCGCCTTTACAAGTATTGCTAAAATATAAAAAATGGGGCTGGTTGACAATGGAGGAATATGTAAATATCAGTTTAGATAAATATGAAAGGTTAAAAATGTTTGAAAATGATAGATACGAAAGAGATGCTAAAGAATTTCTAAAACAGTTTATTAACTTTACAACGATATTTGGAAATCAAAATGAAGAGTATTACACGGCGCATGTCAACAAGGAAGAACTGAAAAAACTAATTGAACAAAGACTAGGCAAAACGTGTGAGATAGAATTTTATTAGGAGAGTGATTGAATGTCAAAGCGATTACGTAAAGCACAATATAAACTTATTGAAGATGAATTAAAATTTTATCATTCTACTAAAAAAGAATTGATGGAAAAGGAAGTTAATGTAACACTGGGCGCTTGGCATAGAGAATACATTGACGAGAACCAAGGTGGTGGCAGTGCGGGGAATATTAGTAATGAAGTGGAAGATCGTGTGATGTTACTGCAAATGGATAAAGAAATAAGTAGATTAAAGAATATTATAAATGCAATTGAGTCTGTACTTAATAGATTAAATGATGAGGATAAACAATTGATTCAGTTTAGATACTGGGACAGAAGCAAACCAACTTGGGTATGGATTGCCAGTAAGTTGAATATGGATGAGAGTACAGCTAGAAGAAGAAACAAAACAATCATCCTTTCAATAGCTGAAAGATTAGGATATTAAAATATATTGCCCGTTTAACGCCCGTTTTGAACAATAAAATAAGTTTATTATAGTATTATAGGCAGGGCCTATTAAAAATGAAAGTCGAGGGGACTATATGAATTTAGTTAGGTGTTGGGAATGCGGGCAATACATTTCGCAAGAAGCTTCGGTCCATTTCAGAGATTTGTCTGGAGGTAGAAACTTATGCGTTGAATGCCAACATAAGTATCGACAAAAAATAGAAGAAAAGAAAAAAGAATATATTGCGCACAAAATCGAAGCAACGCTTGAAAGAGCAATACATCTTATAGAAAAGCAAGAACAGTGTAGTATGAAAATGGAAGAATACCTTGACCCATATAACACTGTAGTCCAATTTTATAGAAATGACAGTACCAAGTTTGATTCTGCTCATGAAGTAATGGCTTGTACCGAATTGTTAAGAAATCAGATTAAAGTAAGAACACAACAAAAAATAGGACGCAAACGAGTAGATTTTATTTTACCGGACATGAAGATTGTGTTGGAGATTGATGGAGGGCACCATCGTTTTAGGATTGGTAAAGATTCGGAACGAGATATATTTATTCTTAATACTTTGAATAAATCTGAACATGGTTGGGAGATTATTAGAATACCAACTAGATTTATTGAACAAAACATTAGACGTCTTGTTCCTGCTATTAAAGCGTTATACAAAGAACGTCAAGAACTAAGAAATAAACACAATGGGTTCATTCCGTCTTATTACTCAAGAACAAATAAGATGTCTCACATATCAGCGATTAAAGGCGTTGCTTCAGATAATGAAATTGAAGTAATGGAACAAGAAGTGCTAGACGGAACTGAAGATCTATAATCACATGATGATATAGCAGGAGGTTGCTATATTGCCGGACAGAGGCTTTGTATCTGATCGTTGGTCTTGATGGGAGACGCATCTCATTCCAACCTCACTAGTCCCAACAAGAGACACCTTCTTGTTCAATCTCAATACTCGTGGCGGAACAGGTAGACGTTATGGATGAGTCCTATATCACGCTTCGGCTTGATGTTGCAAGGTGCAAATCCTTGCCGAGTATATTTAAACGACAATACCTTCTCTCTATTTAATAGCAGATATGTTCTGATGGGAAGGCTTTATAATTTCCGGTTTCTGACGTCCGCGAGCCCGTCTGAGGGTTAATTAGAAGAAAGACAAAGCATTGACGAATACTACCGTAGAAGTATTCAGGTCTCATAACTACGGATACATAGAACAATGAAGTCCAGCACATTGCGTGTTGGGCTTTTATATAGGGGTGGATTAATGCTAACACAAGCAGAACGTCATACATTCTATAAGTCAAAGGAATGGGCAAGCATACGTAAAGAAGTATTAAAGCGTGATAACTATGAGTGTCAAGAGTGTAAGAGGCAAGGAAAGGTGTTTACTGATTATCATGAACCAGACAAGCATAAAAGACTCGATGTGGACCATATCAAGGATTTAGAACACCATCCAGAACTTGCGCTTGATATAGATAATCTCACTACTCTGTGTGTAAAATGTCATAACAAAAAACATAATCGCTTTCAATTTAGAAGGAAAATAAATAAATGGGTGAACGACGAACGTTGGTGATACCCCCGGGTCAAAGGTTTGCACTTTAATTTGGCTCTGGGGAACGGTGTGGGGGTCTTCTCCGCAGAAATGTTAAAAAGTCTCATGAAGGAGGGAGGGCTTGAAGTGGAATATAACATAAAGAAGTTAGAAAAAGAATTGTTATCTAAGGTTGATACTACTAGTCAGAAAGAGCTTGAAAAAGTCAATCGCTATATTAATTTAATACGCATATATTATGAGTTAGATAAAAGCATTGAAACAGATGGAGCGGTCGTTGTCACTGAAAACGGCTCGCAAAAATTCACGAAAACTAATCCAGCGATACAAGAAAAAAATCGAATCAACACTTCATTATTATCTATTGAACGATCTTTTATATTCAAAGGCGAAAATGATAAACAAGATGGTAGTGACTTGATATGATATCAAATAAACACGTTGATAACTATATACAGTCGTATGAAAGTGGAAAAATACTACTCAATAAAGAACGAATCGATCTAATAAATTACTTACAAGAACATGTTCTTAGTAGAGATGATATATATTTTGATGAGACGCAAATAGAAAATTATATTGCTTTTAGTGAAAAATGGTACTTCCCTTTGGACAACTGGGAAAAGTTTATTGTACCATTTATTTTTTTATATTTTAAAGAAGATGATGAACTTTTTTATGAAGAGTTCTTTATAACCCTTGGTCGCGGTGGTGGTAAGAACGGGTTTATAAGTACATTATCAAATTATTTTATAAGTCCGCTACATGGGATTAACAATTACGATGTTTCGGTAGTGGCGAATTCCGAAGATCAAGCGAAAGTTAGTTTCAAAGAAGTATTTAATACAATAGACGGAAATCCTAAATTGGAAGGCAGCTTTGACGCGTGGAAAGCACAGATTATTGGCAAAGGAACCAACAGTGTTTTTAAATTTCAAACGTCAAATGCAAAAACTAAAGATGGTGGTCGTGAAGGCTGTGTTATTTATGATGAAACACATGAATATGAAGATAGACAAATAATTGATGTATTCTCTGGAGGACTTGGCAAAGTCGCGAATCCCAGAGAATTTTTTATTGGTACTAATGGATTTGTGAGAGCGGGATTTTATGACAAGTTGGAAGAACGTAGTAAAGCAATTTTAAGCGGCGAAAATCTTAACGATCGCATGTTTCCTTTTATTTGTAAGCTAGACGATCCAGCAGAAGTCAAGAATGAAGCTATGTGGGAAAAAGCAAATCCTGCTTTTGAAAAGCCATTAAGTCCTCGTTCTAAACGCTTACTAAATAAAGTTAGAAAACAATATGAAGCATTAACGAATAATCCAAGCGGCAGAGAAGCGTTCATGACTAAACGAATGAACCTTCCAGAAGTCGACTTGGAAAAGGTAGTAGCGCCGTGGAAAGATATTCTCGCAACTAACCGAGAAATGCCAGAACTCCAAAACCGAGCTTGTATTGGTGCATTTGACTATGCAAGCGTTAAGGACTTCGCGGCTGTTGGATTGCTGTTCCGTGTGGGAGATGATTATATTTGGAAATCACATTCATTTGCTAGAAAAGGATATTTGGATATCGCAAACCTTAAACCGCCCATCAAAGAATGGGAAAAGCAGGGATTACTGACCATTGTAGATGAACCTACAATCGACCCTCGTCATGTGGTCAATTGGTTTGTTGAAATGCGGGAAAATTACGGTATTCAAAAGGTCATTGGGGATAACTTCCGAATGGATCTTATGCGCCCGCTGTTTGAAGCAGAAGGATTCGAACTGGAGATTATTAGAAATCCACGTGCAGCTCATAGTTTGCTAGCTCCGCGAATTGAAACACTATTTGCTAATCATCGTATTGTGTTTGGAGATAATCCGTTAATGCGTTGGTATACAAATAATGTTGCAGTGAAAATCAAACCAGATGGTAATAAAGAATACCTGAAAAAAGACGAGCATAGGCGTAAAACAGATGGATTTCAAGCATTTGTACATGCTCTATGGCGTGCGGATGAAATAGAAGACCTTGATGTAGATGAAGTTTTAAATATGCTTAATGCCATTACGTTTTAGGAGGTGATATATTGGGATTTCTTTCGGAGATATTTAAACGGAACAAAGAAATTGAGTGGATGTGGGATTTAGAGTTTTTAGAAGATAAAACAACAAAGGTTTATTTGAAAAAAATGGCTTTAAATACGTGTGTAAAACATATAGCACGAACGATCGCCAAATCTGATTTTAGATTGAAAAGTGGAGAAAGCAGTGTACGAGACGGATTGTATTATAAATTAAATGTTCGTCCAAATACAGATATGAGTTCGAGTTCTTTCTGGGAAAAAGTGATCTATAAATTAATCTATGATAACGAGTGCTTAATCGTCCTTTCAGATACGGACGATTTTTTAATTGCTGATAGTTATGTTAGAAAAGAGTTCGCGCTTTATCCGGATGTTTTTGAAGGGGTTACGGTGAAAGATTATCGTTATAATCGTAATTTTAGTATGGATGATGTGATTTTTCTGGAATATGGAAATGAGCGACTAGCTGCATTTACTGATGGCATGTTTGAGGATTACGGTGAGTTATTTGGTCGCATGATTCGGGCGCAAATGCGTAACTTCCAAATTCGTGGAGCTGTTAATTTTAAAATGGCAGGTATTGCGGATGATGAAAAACAAAAAAAATTACAGACTTACATCGACAAACTGTATGCTGCATTTAACAATAATGAGATTGCCATCGTTCCTCAACTAGAAGGCTTTAACTATGAAGAGTTTGGAACGTCTAGCGTCAATAGTAGCCAAAATTTTGATGAGATCAAAAAACTTCGAAAAGAAATGATTGATTATGTAGCTAGTATTCTCGGCATTCCCTCTGCTCTGCTACATGGGGATATGGCAGATTTGAGTAATAATATGAAAGCATATATGGAATATTGTATTGATCCTCTCACTAAAAAGCTAGAAGATGAATTAAACGCTAAATTATTTACTTCCAACGAGTTTTTAGCGGGTGAACATATCAAAATCATACACAAAAAAGACATTATAGAAAATGCAGAAGCTGTAGATAAGTTGGTTGCCTCTGGTTCATTTAATCGTAATGAAGTTCGAGAATTATTGGGCGCTGAACGAGTAGATAATCCGGAATTAGATAAATATTTAATTACTAAAAACTATCAGTCAGCAGATGAAGGAGGTGAGAATGGATGAAATTAGAGATCAAAGGAACAATCATATCGAGCAATCAAAAATGGATTTACGATATGCTTGATATGGAAAGCACTAGCCCACGCGATATCATTTTACCTGAAAACAATGAGCCGGTTGATGTAATTATCAATTCTGGCGGAGGCGATGTGTATGCTGGTAGTGAAATTTATACTACATTGAAGGGCTATAATGGCACTGTAAATGTGCAAGTTGTAGGCATTGCTGCTAGTGCGGCTTCGGTCATTGCTATGGCGGGAGATAAAGTGGAAATTAGTCCTACAGCCCAGATCATGGTGCACAATGTTGCTTCCGGAGTGTTTGGAGATTATCGAGATCTTGAACATGAAGCTAAAGTTTCGAAAGGCTTCAATGTATCTGTGGCAAACGCATATATGGACAAGACTGGAAAGAACATGGATGAATTATTAAATCTAATGGGTGAAACTACATGGTTTAACGCACAACAAGCAGTAGAAGCCGGTTTTGCCGACGAAGTAATGTTTTCTAATGAGAAAGCACCGCAATTAGTTGCCAGTCTCTCACCGGTAATACCACAGGATGCAATCGAGAAAATCATAAATAATATTAAACCACCGCAGTTAGATATCGATGCAATTGTAGGAAAAGTAATAAACCAATTAGAACAAACAAATACTAAAGAAGAGAAACCACGAAAGGAAAATAAAAATCCTTTCAAACGGTTTCTTTTTTAATACCCAAAAATAGGAGGAAATAAATTATGACTATCAAATTAAAAAACAACCTCGCGAATTACGAGGAAAAACGGACAGCTTTTGTTAACGCTGTGAAAAACGAAGACACGCAAGAAATTCAAAATAAAGCATATGTGGAAATGGTAGATGCAATGGCTGCTGATATTATGGAACAAGCTAAGAAAGAAGCACGTCAAGAAGCGGACGCATATATTTCAGCTAGCCGAACTGACAAAAATATCACGAATGAAGAAATTAAATTCTTCAATGATATTAATAAAGAGGTTGGATATAAAGAAGAAACATTGCTACCACAAACAGTTGTTGATGAAATCTTTGAAGATTTAACAACTGAACATCCTTTCCTTGCATCCATCGGGATGCGCACTACTGGTTTGCGTACTAAGTTCTTAAAATCCGAAACAAGCGGTCTTGCCGTGTGGGGTAATATTTTTGGTGAAATTAAAGGACAGCTAGATGCGACATTCAGTGAAGAAGAGTCTATTCAAAACAAGCTAACGGCATTTGTTGTTGTGCCTAAAGACCTTGAAAAATTTGGTCCTGTTTGGGTAAAACGCTTTGTTGTTACGCAAATTGAAGAAGCTTTTGCAGTTGCGTTAGAAAGTGCGTTTATCGTTGGTACTGGTAAATCTCAACCGATTGGTTTAAATCGAAAAGTAGCTAAAGGGACATCAGTAACCGATGGTGTATATCCAGAAAAAGTTGCTTCTGGAACACTGACATTTGCTAGTCCTAAAGTGACGGTTAATGAGTTAACAGATGTATATAAATATCACTCTGTAAAAGAAAACAAACATCCATTAAACGTTGCAGGTAAAGTTACTTTACTAGTCAATCCAACGGATGCATGGGATGTTAAGAAACAATACACAAACTTAAATGCGAACGGTGTTTATGTGACTGCGCTCCCATACAATTTAAATATCATTGAATCATTATTCGTTCCAGAAAAGAAAGCTATTTCTTACGTAGCAGAACGTTATGATGCACTTGTTGGTGGTCCATTGGATATTTCTACTTTTGACCAAACGCTTGCATTTGAAGACCTTAATTTATATGCTGCAAAACAATTTGCGTACGGTAAAGCGAAAGACGATAAAGCTTCTGCTGTATGGACATTAAATATCAAGCCAGCGGAACAAACTCCGGAAGGGTGATTGTAAATGGCTAAATTTGAAGTATTAAAGAAATTTAAAGACAAAGATACCAAAGAAGTATATGAAAAAGGAACAGAAATTGAATTGACTGTAAGACGTGCAGATGAAGTCTCTGATAATTTGGGAACTTCTTTTTTAAAGCGATTGGATGAACCAAAAAAAGATAAAAAAAAGTAGGTGCTGTGCATGGAAGTATCAGATGACCTTCTTAAAAAATTTAAAGAGCGTATGCGTATTTCTCACAATAGCGAAGATAGCAATTTAAAAGAGTTGCTATCTTTTTCTATTGCTGATTTACAAGAAAAATGCGGGCTGTTTAATGTAGATGAACATGTTAGGGCAAGAGAATTGGTCATTGATCGTACTAGATACGCGTATAATGATTCGATAGAATTCTTCAATGAAAACTTTCAATCACAAATAACTAGCTTAGGTTTCTCTCTCTATGTAGCTGAAAGTGGTGAATCTGATGAAGTTTCAGTTTAAACCGCCGAAAATTCAGAGTGGGGATTTACGGACCCCTGTTGCTTTTTTTGAATATCAGCCGGCAAGTGGTCCTGAACCGGGCGAAATAGAAAAGATTACCCTTTTCGAATGTTTTGCAGAAGTTTATAAACCATCCATGAAAGATTTAGAAATTTTACATGGCACGGGAACAAAAGAAGCTGTCACAATTAATATTCGAGACACTAAAGGTGAGTATACAGTTAGTAACAAACATTATGTAGAAATATTAGATTATCGTTATTTAGGCAAAAGATTTAATGTGATTAATGTTAGCCCAGATTTGCAAAGTAATAGCTTTGTAAATGTGCTTCTGGGGGTTCAAACATGACTGTAGAGGTTAGTGGAGTAGAAGAGTTAGAAAGACAGTTAGTCAGTTTATTTGGACGAGAAAACTTGCCGCAATTAGTAGACCCTGCTTTAATTGCAGGCGCTACTCTTGTAGCGAAAACACTTAAAAGTGAATTTGTTCAATTTAAAGATACAGGCGCATCTATTGATGAAATCAATATAGAAAAACCTGTGTATGACAAAGGGGTTAGAAGCATAAAAATTGATTGGAAGGGACCTAAAGACAGGTATAAAATAATTCATCTCAACGAATATGGTTATACAAGGAATGGTAAAAAAATCACACCAGCAGGAACAGGTAGTGTTGCCAGGTCACTAAGAATATCTGAAAGACCTTACAGGGCAATTGTACAGAAGAAAATAGGTGATAAACTATGATTGATATTTTGAATGTCATATATACAACATTAAGTAAAAACGATATCATTCACACTACTTGCGAAGAGAGAATTAAATATTATGATTTTCCAGGCACAGGTGATTCTACAAAAACCTTCTTGTTAATAATACCTTTAGATGTTCCAATACCAACTAATTTTTCCAGTAATGAATCCACGATGGAAGATTTTTTAGTACAAATTGATGTGCAATCTAACGACAGGTTAATAGTAAAAAAAATACAAGACGAAGTTAGAAAAGAAATGAAACAAATAGGATTTGGACAACTCGCTGGTGGTTTAGATGAATATTTTCCAGAAACAGGGCGATTCGTAGATGCACGAAAATACAATGGATTGCCATACAAGCTATATCAATAAAATTAATTAGGAGTGAAATAAATGATTACAACAATCGGGTTTGAAAAAGCAACTTTTGGAATTTATGATGAAAAAGACGAAAAAGTAACAAAAAAAGTAGAAGTAAACGGTAAGAATAAAAAAGGTGGTACGGTTGAAGCTGATATTTCTGGTCTTGATGCCGAAGCTATTAAAGTTTTCGCTTCGAATGGTCCATACTACATTTCCAAAAAAGGTTCTGGTGATGTTAAGCAAACAATCGGTATCATGGAACTTCCGTTTGAATTAGGACAAGATCTATTGGGTCGTCAAAAGAATGCAGATGGTATTGTAACGGTAGGAAAAAACACTGCTCCACCATACGCTTCATGCGTGATGGAAAGTGAAACCTTGCGAGGGGAACCGGTATTCTTTGCTTTACTAAAAGGAAAGTATGGACAAGATGATGTTAAATTAAACACGTCTGAAGACAAACCAAAGGAACCAGAAGCAACTAGTCTCACTGGTGAATTTGTTTATAATGATGCTGGGGACGTTTTCGCGATGGCTGTGGGCGAAGAATTCCGAGATAAAATTTACAACATGGCTTTTCCTGGTTTTGTTGAAACACCAGTAGTACCGGAAGGATAAAATATTTTAAGAGTAGGTGAAATCCTACTCTTTTTTTGTTGACCAAAATCATAAAAAAGGTGGAGAAAATAGTGATTAAACTAGAAATATTTAATAAAAAAGAAAAAAAGAAAGAGCTATATGAGAGAGAAGATACATCTGTAATTGAATTAGAAGAATATTGGAAACTACAAGAAAAAATTAGAGAATACATCAATACTTCTGACGATCCAAAGAAAACGACAATTTTGGAAATGCAGTTAAAATTTATTGTGAAATTATTTGATGATGAAAACATTACAATAGATTTTCTTAAAAAAAATATTCCTTCGAAGAAATTAAACGATACATTGGTGTCTGTCTTTCGGGAGATTTCACCAGATGAATACGAGGATGAAGATGGTGGAGATGAGGAAGCAAAGTAATAACGCTTACCGAGTTTTTGTCCGATCTCGATGCAATTAGGCGTTACTGCATGAAAGAGTATGGCTGGACAATTCGAGAAACAGATAATCAAGAATACAAAAAGTTATGCCGTCTGATAATCGAAAAAGAAGAAGCAAAATCAGAAAACAACAAAGTTTCACTTGTTGACTTTGTATCACAATACCAAGATGTCAATTAGGAAGGGGGTAAATAATGAATAAACTTCAAGGATTGTCGATTAACCTAGACCTAGATGCTACTAGAGTGGACGAGGGAATGAAAGGGTTGAAGCGGACCCTCGGCTCTGTGAACAGCGAAATGAAAGCGAATCTTTCGGCATTTGGAAAGGGAGAAAAAACTTTATCCCGATATGAAACAGAGCTAGATGGTCTTAATAAAAAGTTATCTGTTCAAAGCAAAATGGTTTCTCAAACTAAAAACGATTTTAAAGATTTAGAAAAACGAAATGCTTCTTTAAATGGAGAGTTGAAAGAGTCTAATAAAACGTTAACTGAGTCAAAAAAACGTTATGAGCAGCTACAGACCTCTGGCACAGCAACGACAAAAGAACTCAAGGCCGCAGAAAAAGAAGTTAAGACAAACGAAAAAGCCTATAACAACTTGAATAAAGAACTTCAAGATATGCCTAAGTCATTGACGAATGCTCAAAAGGCTGTATACAAAGAAACAGCCTCTTATAATAATTTACAGCGTAAAGTCGATACTACAACCGAAGCTTTCAAGAAATTAAGAAGAGAACAAGCAATTAAATCTTCTCCGTTCGGTAAGATGACACAGCAACTTGATCAGTATCAAAAGAAGTTGGAATCAATTAGTAATAAAAGCACAAGAGTGGGTAGACAAATGACCTTAGGGGTTACTACTCCAGTTCTTGCAGGTTTTGGGGCGGCGACGAAATCAGCTGTTGAATTCAACAATCAGATACAAGGGATGTCTGCTTTGCTAAATAATGGAACATTATCTTCAGGAGAACTCAAAATTCAATTAAGCGGACTTTCTAAAGCGTCCAAGAAATGGGCTGTCGAGTATGGCGTATCCACAAATTCCATAAATAACGGTATGGAGGAAATCATAAAAAAAGGGTACTCCTATGAGCAAACTCTTGGAGCAATGCCCTCCATTTTGGATGCTGCAAAAGCTTCTGGTGACGATTTTAATACAGTTATGAAAAACAGTACCTCAATTCTAGAGCAATATGGATTGAAAGTTGAATCTACAGAAGGAACACTGAAAAACACACAACGTGTTACGGATTCCTTAACTTATGTAGCAAACGCCACTTCGGCCGGATTCAGTGACATGGGGACAGCTATGGAATATGTTGGACCTGTTGCTCACGGATTGAATATTAGTTTGGAGCAAACAGCATCTGCAATTGGTTTGATGTCGAATAATGGTATAGAAGGAGAAAAGGCTGGGACTGCTTTACGTGGAATGTTGACTAGACTTTTAAAACCTTCTAAACAGAACGTAGAAGGTTTTGATGCTTTAGGAATTTCGTTTAGGGCTTTTCAAAAAGGAAGCCTTACTCTTCCTGACTTGTTAGATAAAATTAAAAAAAATACTGAAGATTTAACTGATTCGCAAAGAACAGCGCTAATTGCACAAGCATTTGGAACAGAAGCGCAGACCGGAGTAAATATTTTAGTTAATCAAGGGGCCGACGCGTTACGAAATCTTACAAACGAAACTAAAAATGCCGATGGATACACACATAAGTTGGCAAAGACAATGAACGAAACAGCCGCAGCAAATGTTAAAAAATTCCAATCTGGTTTAAAAGTATTAGGGATTACTTTAGGAAACGAGTTACTGCCAGCGGTAACGCCTATAGTAAAAAGTTTAACAAAATGGACTGAAGAATTTGGGAAGTTATCTCCAAGCACTAAAAAGTTTATTGTTATGTCTGGATTGTTGGCTGCTTCATTTGGACCAATTGCGTTGGGATTAGGTGCAATGTCAAAAGGCGCGGCATTTGCAATAAATAATGTAAAAAAATTAACTGCCGCATTAGCAAAAAATTCAGTGGCGGCTACAGAAAACGCTATAATATCCAGAGCTGACGGTGCCGCAATGAGCACTGTGGGCAAAGGTACAAAAGGTAAAGGCTTGATCAATGGTTTAGGTAATCTAATCGGTCTAGGCGGAAAGAAAGGCGCTGGATTAAAAGGAGCTGCTAAATCGGCTGATTATGCAAAAGATATTGCAATGTACAGTAAAGGTGGACGTATTGGTAAGTACATTGGAGCAGCCGGAAAAGTAGGTAAAGGTGTCCCTGTTTTAGGTACTGCACTAGCTGCTACACAACTTATTGGTATTAATAAAAAAAATGCAGGGGATAAAGCTGGTAGTGCTGCCGGAAGTTTAGCAGGAGGTGCAGCTGGCGCGGCAATCGGAACAGCAATTGCCCCTGGAATCGGAACCGCGATAGGTGCGGCAGTTGGAGGTATTGCTGGTACTAAATTTGGGCAGGCGTTTGGTAAAAAAATACAGAAGGAAATACCTGAATATAAAGCTAAATTCGATTTAATTTGGGAGGCACTTTCATTCTCAGCAAAAGAACATCCTATTTTATTGAATCCGGTTAATCAAATTAACGATCAAATTAAAATGGCGAAAGCAGGATATGCGGCTATAAAAGATGTGTTTGCTAATCCTTTGAAAACGGATATTTCCGGAAAAGGTATTAGTAAAGATACAGCAAAAAATGTAAATTCTTATAAAACTATGTCTCAAAACGCAATCTCTGAATTGAAGTATTTAGAAATGTCTGGGGATGTAATCACTAAATCAACATCTGCTAAAATTAGCAAAAATTATAATGGGATGGTTGTACTAGTCGAGAAATCATTTGAGAAGACTAAGAAAAGTACTGATAAGAATTTAAATACTTTGTCAAAGAATAGCATGTTATCAGAAGCAGACATAAAAGCGGTTAAAGAGAAGCAAGCAAAAATACAAAAATTGTCATTAGATGAAGTGAAGAAAAACAACGAAAAAATCCAGAAATTAAATAAAGACATGGCAGCCAAAAATGCAGATATTACTAAAAAGGAAAAAGCGGATATAAAAGCTATTAACGACAAAGCGGCAAAAGAAGGCAGAGTTTTAACCGCTTCAGAGGAACAGCAAATTACGAGCATCAAACGTAATGCTGCAAATCAACGAAAAGCTAGTAATCAAAGTTATAGCAATCAAATTCAAACAATTGCTAAAAAACAAGAAACAGCAGTGGTTAGTACGTTATCCAAATCAGCAAAAGAACAAAAATTAATTCTAGGCAAGTTAAAGGACAGTAGCGGTAAATTGAGCGCAGAACAAGCTTCTAAAGTTGTAAAGGAATCAAAACGTTCTAAAGACGGCGCTGTAAAAGAAGCAAATAAAAAATACAAAGAAGTTGTTGCTGCTGCTGACAAAGAATATTATGTGAATGGAACTATTACGAAAAAGCAACATGATGATATTGTAAAAAAAGCAAAAAGCCAAAAAAACAAATCAGTAAGTGAAGCAAAAAAAATGCATAATGGCGTTGTTGATCAAGCAAAAAAACAAGCCTCTGGTCACCTGAAACAAGTAGATTGGGAAACTGGAGAGTCTTTGTCCAAATGGGATAACTTCAAAGCAGGTTTAGCTAAAGTAATTAACTCTGTCACAGGTGGAATAAATAAAGTATTAAAATTCTTTAGTTTACCTACCATACCAGAATGGAAACCAGCAGGTTACAACAATAACACTAAAACTTCAAAATCATCTAGCAAAAAAAGAACGTCGTATGGTAGTCAGCTAGCAATGGATTACACAGGTTCTAATAATGCATCCGGACAAATTATGGCTGGCGAAGAAGGATTTGAGATTGCATATAATAAACGCAAAGCACAAGCACAAATTTTAGGTGCAAATGGTGCAGAAATAACGCATGTTGCGCCAGGTACTAAAATTTTGAATCATGCAGATTCAAAAAAAGTCATGCAAGGTGGACTTGGTAAAGCATTACCTGGATTTGCAAGTGGCAATTCAACGATCAATGATTTTTTAAGTGACGCATGGGATGGAACAAAAGCTGTAGCTGGGAAAGTAGTTGATTTTTCTAAAAAAGCATTCGATTGGGCAGCGCATCCTATCAAAAATTTAAATAAACTTTTTGGTGGTTTATCTGCAGGCGTGAAAATGGGGAACGATGGCAATCTAGGTTCCGATGTGCTGAACTATTTGAAAAACAGTATCGGTTCACCTCTAGAAAAAATGCTGTCTGGTTTTAAAGAAACTGCGCCAGTGGCAGGACCGGCTGGGAAAGGTGCTTCGGCGTGGTCTAGTGTCATTAAAAAGGCAGCTCTAGCTATGAAAGTGGATTTGTCCGGTGGTGAATTAAAAGGCATTATTGCACAAATTCATCGTGAATCTGGCGGGAATGAAAAAATAACTCAGTCATCTGTTGTTGTGGATGTTAATACACTATCAGGTAATCCAGCTAAAGGATTGCTTCAATATATCCCACAAACATTCAATGCGTATAGAATGAAAGGGCATAACAATATATTTTCTGGTTATGACCAGTTACTAGCTTTCTTCAACAACTCATCGTGGAGAAACGATTTACCTTATGGTAAACGAGGTTGGGGACCACGAGGGCATCGTCGATTTGCTAATGGTGGTTTTGTAAACAAAAATGAAATGATAGAAGTTGCTGAGAACAATAAGCCGGAAGTAGTCATACCGCTTACTCGGAAAAATCGAGCAGTTCAATTAATCAAAAAAACAAAAGAAATCATTGGAATAAACGATGGAGGAAGTGTTGTTGTCAATAGTCCTGACAACTCTGAAATGGTATTACTGCTTCAACAACAGAACCAGATTTTAATGCAACTACTTCAAAAAAATAGCGATGTGTATCTGGATGTCGATAAAGTTGGGAAGTTGGTAGAAGCTGTAATTACAAAAACGCAGAACAATCGTATAAGTCGTAAAGACCGAGTACAGGGGGTTAGAACAACGTGGCAAAAATAGGATTTACGTATGCCGGAATTCATAGTAACGACATTCCAGCAGTTGTTAATAGTATTAAAAGAAATGCAATCAATATCTCTGAGAATATGCAAGAAGTACCTGCCAAAATTGGTGGGTACTTTTTTGGGAATTCCGTCGGTACTAGAAGCTTTGACATTAATATTACGCTTATGGGGAAATCGGAAACTGAACGAGTAGAAATAGCACACGATCTTAATAACTTAATCATCCAAACTAATAGTTTTGAAAGCGAAATAATCTTTGATGATGAACCAAAATGGATTTATTACGGTCATTTTGCCCAAATGGCAGAGTTAACAGAATTACAGACAGATAATTATACAACAACCATTACATTTATATGTAGTGATCCACGTGGGTATGGAGAACAACAAGAAATTAGTTTACCAGAAAGCCCGGCTATAATCGAGGTGGCGGGTTCACAATTAACAAGTCCAATTATTCATGCGATAGCGACTGAAGATTTAACTAGTCTATCATTTGCAACAGATGATGATTATATATTTTTAGGGGCTGATATTGACCACGATACAGGACAAACAGCTGTGAAAATGTATGAGAACGTGTTGTCCGATAGAGCAAATGACATGACGTTGTGGGATGGCATTGGGCAAAGTAATATTACTTGGGAATTAGAAAATGGTAAGCCTGCGAAAACAAGTTCTTTTAAACAGACTATCAATACTATTCGTGTAAATTCCTATGGTGAAAAAACAGAAACCGCGCCATACAAATCGTGGAGAGGTCCTGTAATGAAACGAATGTTGACGTCAGAATTAGACAATTGGAAAGTCACCGCTCGATTAGCAAATATTACTCAAAAATACCCGCGCGCTAGAACAAAAATAGAATTGTATTTGTTAGACAAAGATAGCAAACGCATGGGTAAATTTATGATTAAAGATGCCCAAAACGGGCGAGCTATGAATTTGGGATTAGAAATTGGGAGGACAACGAAAGACAGGTATCTTTTTGCTGCAACTGAGGGAAAAGTAGTTAAGAAAAAGAATACGAAAGTGGTTTATTCAAAAAAAGTACAACAAACAGTTAAGTATACAGAAAAAGGCAAAACAAAAACTAAGCAAGTTTGGAAAACAATAAATACGACGTATGAGTTTGGAAATAACTATAATGAATTTTCAGATGCTTACTTTAATCTTTCTATTGAAAAGCGTGGACAGTTGTTTATTGCGGAAATAGTTAAATTGAATGATAAAGGTAGTCAAGCTTGGAAACGAACCTATAAATGGAAAGACTCAAATAATAAATTTCCAACTAAATTAGCGGGCATCGGCATTTATATGGCAAAAATGGATATCACAGAAGACTTCAATAATCAGACATATAAAGATAACGATGTTGTTTTTTGCGACTTAGTTGTACAAAAAGTTAATCCAGAGGCAGATGTGAAAAATAATCCGGAGGTCATAATTCATGCAGGGGATGAGATAATGATTGACTGCGAAGCTGGAGTTATTATGAAAAATGGTTCAGTGTTCATGGAAAATCTAGCGATTGGGAGTTCTTTTCCTTCGTTTTTTGGTGGCTATCAAACTCCGGTGGCTTTCAGCGAAGGAGCGGACTGGTCTATTGAATATAGACCAACGACTTATTGAGGAAGGAGGGGAAATATGTTAACTGTATTGAACAGACAAAGAATTACTGTAGGCGTGTTATCAAATGACATGCCTTTTTCGTGTCCTTTTTGGGATGATGAGAGAAATGAGAAACTTGAAAACTTTGATGACACATACACCGTTACCATCCCCGCAGAACATGAAATGGCTGAACATGTACGTGAAGGAAACTATATTTTATTTGAAGATGAACAAGCAAAATTACGTTTGTTTCGTATCTATGAAGCTGAGAACGGGTTAAATATGCAAGGACGATACATTAAAGCCACAGCAGAAAATGCATTTATTTATGATTTAAATGCAACAATTATATCTAATAAAGTGCTAACTGATATAAGAGCAGACATGGCACTTGAATACATTTTACAACAGACAGGCTGGTCAATTGGTAAAAGAGAATTTGTTGGGCAAATACGTACTATTGAATTTGCAGACAATATAACTGCGCAAGCTGGATTACAACAAGTTATTTCAGAGTATAAAGCAGAAATTGATGCTTACGTGGAGAGCTTTGGCGGTCAAATCATTAATTATAAATTTGATTTAGTTGACGAACGAGGCAACAATACTGCGAAACGATTTGAGTACGCAAGAGACATTCAAGGTCTTAAACGAATTACAACTGATAAAACGATGTACACTGCTCTCATTCCGATTGGGAAAGATGGGCTGACAATTAAATCAGTAAACGATGGTTTAAATTACATTTATGATGATGAAGCGAACTGGTTGTATAACGATGGCAGAGAATATTTAAAAGGGGTCATAACAAAAGATACAATAACAAATGCGCAAGCTTTAAAAGATTGGGCGCAACTGGAGCTTGAAAAAGTTAATCATCCTTTATCCACGTATGAGGTAGACGTGATATTACTAGCAGAAATGTTAGGGTATGAGCCACACCAAGTCACACTTGGAGACACAGTGAGAGTAGTCGATTTGGATATGGATATAACTTTATCTGCAAGAATCATAGAAAAGACAACTTCTTTCAGTGATCCGTCTAAAAACAAGGTTGTACTTGGTGATTATATCGAATTGGAAAACGTCACACCGCTGGCTATTTGGGAACTTCAAGCGCAAATTGAAGAAGCTAAAAAACAAATAGAAGAAACGAAGACGTGGAAAGTAGAATTATTTAGCACTAGTGGTTCTACTTTTAAAAATAATGTCGGCACTACACAACTTATTGCAAGAGTTTATGATGGAAAAACAAACATAACGAATAGTATTGAGCGTGGTGATTTTATTTGGGAGAAGATAAACAATGACGGTACACACGACTTAGTCTGGGAAGACGCACAGATAGGCGTAGGTAATGTTGTTAATATCTCTGGAGAAGACGTTTTTATCAATGCAACTATTAGATGCTCGGTTAATCAAGGAAGTGAAGCTAGTATTCTTATGATTAATGAAGGGCAAGGTTACCTGTTTGCAGAACTGCCACGTGAATTTCCCGCGGGGGTAGAAGTGAATTTATCGGTTATGCAATGTGCGCAAATAGATGTGCAAAATGGCTATATTTACTGGTCACAAGAATATTACGGAAGTAAAAAAAGTAAAGTCGGTGGGCAACAATCTTATAACATTTATAGAACTACACTCGATGGTACTTTTGTCGATATGATGTGGGTTCTCGGTGGAGGACATGGAACAATGTTTGGTGTGGACACTTCGTCCGGTGAAGCACATATCTGGTCTTATTATGTAACACCATTGCCACAGGCAGAGAAGGCGATAGCAATGTTTAAATATGTCCCTTTCAAAGAACAGTTTTATGACGACTCAATGGCATTTAAACTTGAAGCACCTGACGGATTCCGCGTGACATACGACCAAACAAGCGAATACGTAGTTATGAGTCCAGGCGTTTCAAATTTAACAATTAATGTTTGTAAAAAGTCTGATTTATTTGCCGGGAGAATAGCCCCTCTGTATACATTTCGGACAAAAGATTGCGGATTTACAACTACTTTATATACATTGCAAGGAATGCATGTAATGTTTCCATATGCGTATTTGTCAGCAGGAGGAAACTTTACAGGAGCTGATAAAAACCAACTTTGGTGCTGGGATATGGTAAGCAATAGTTTAGTTTATCATCATGTTTTTCAACAAAAATACTATCCTGTACAAGGCTCAACTAATGAGTGCGAAGGGGCTTATCCATTTCTTGATGCAAATGGAAAGAGAATGATGCAATTGAACCTAGGGCAAGGTGATGGAGGTAAAATATACAACCGAATTTATGTTATGCCCGAAGAAAGGATGATGGATGATGACAATTAGAGCAGCTGCAGAAATAACACTAACGGATATTAATGATGCAATAGTAGCTGGTGAAGCGCCGTTAAACCCAACCACCGATTTATTGTGGATGGATAGTAGTGCCTCACCTAATGTGCTACGAAGATGGGATGGAGAAAAATGGGTCAGTCAAACATTGAATATCAAAGAGGCTGACCCGGAAACTAGTCAAAAAATAGATGAAGCGATAACGACTGCTAATAACGCATTAGTAGAATCAAGTACTAATCATAAACCAGTCTTTGATAAAACACAGCCAAGTAATCCGCTAACGCTAAAAGGAGATACTTGGTTTAAAATAGATGAAATCACTAAAACGATAATCGGTGTTTTCTCTTTCAATGGAGAAAGTTGGGAAGAGTTGCCCTTGGATTATAATGCTCTAAGGATAGGCAAACTTTCAGCTATTACGGCAGAACTCGGAGACGTCAAAAGCGGAAGTATCACAGGTACTGAATTTATTCATAATATAAATTACAAAGATAGTGATGATAACCTATACACAGGTGTTGTGAAAATGAACGATGACGGGTTCAATTCAACTTCCTATTTGCCTACAGGTATCGGCTCAACAGTTTTAGAGAGCATCACAAGCACGTTGGGAGGATATAAAGTAGCTCAAAAACTAATTGATGCAAATGGAGAGAGTAGTTTAGGAAGCTCTATTTTGACCGGGAAATCTCTACAGTTTAATGAGAGTGGAAACATTAAGCTTTCTATTGATGCAGATTCGTTTTATACAACACCATGGCAAGATTTAATATTAAACTCTGGATATTCAACAGCGGAAGGGAATACTCCTCAATTTAGAATTATTTGCATCTTCGGTATTAGAATCGCCTTTTTCCGTGGGCAAGTGAAAAAATCAACCGCATGGACCTCTACAAATAACGCTTTTGCGTCTGTTCCTTTCGAAGTTCAAACAACAAAAACAGCGATGGCTTATGCACCGACAAACAAGTCTAGCGGCGGCCGAGTGCGTGCATCATCTATTAACGCGATGGGATTTATACCTGCGGATACAAGTATTACGTATTTCGCGTTAAATCAATTATTTTATATTTTAGATTGAAGCCGAATAGGCTTTTTTTATGTCAAAAACAGATGGGATGATGAAAATTGGCACTGGGGAGTATATCAATAGCAGGGATGAGCGTAGGCGAGTTAATAGCGTTAATCAGCCTAATAGCCGCTATTGTGGGTTTTGTGATTAGGTGGGCGCTAGTCGCACCTTTGAGAAACTTGATTGATTCGCTTGACATTACATTAAATAGTCTGAGAGAAGAAATGTCAGAAAGCAAAAAAGACCGCATCAGCTTAAGAGAGAAGCAAAACGATCATGATAAAGAAATCGCTTTATTGAAGCGGGAGGATAAAGCAATTTGGAAGTATATAGCGAAAACTGAGAAGGAGGAAAAATAATGAAAATTAACTGGAAAGTACGATTCAAAAACAAAACATGGGTGATTGCGATGATAGCAGCGGTTTTCTTTATTATTCAAGCTGTGTTGCTTGTTTTTAACGTGACATGGGATTATAACGAGTTGTTAAAACAACTGATTACAGTTATTACTGGTGTATTTGCGGCATGGGGTTTAATTATTGACCCTACGACTGCGGGTAGCAAGGACAGCGCTCAAGCGCAAGAATATACAGAACCACGAAAGGATGATAAATAATGACAAGTTATTATTATAGTAGAAGTTTAGCAAATGTAAATAAATTAGCGGATAACACCAAAGCGGCGGCGAGAAAACTTCTCGACTGGGCGGAAAATAGCGGCATTGAAGTATTAATTTATGAAACGATTAGGACAAAAGAGCAACAATCCGCTAATGTCGCGAGCGGTGCGTCTCAAACAATGCGTTCTTACCATCTCGTAGGGCAAGCATTAGATTTTGTTATGGCAAAAGGGAAAACAGTTAATTGGGGCGGTTATCGCTCAGCAAATGCGAAAAAATTTATTGCAAAAGCGAAAGCATTAGGATTCACTTGGGGCGGTGATTGGGACGGTTTTGTTGATAATCCGCACTTGCAATTTGAATACAAAGGTTATGGAACGGACACCTTTGGCAAAGGGGCTAGTGCAAATGTTCCAGCTAAGCCAAATACGCAAAGTAATAGCAGCTTGGGATTAGTTGATTACATGAATATGAATAAACTAGATTCCAGCTTTGCGAATCGTAAAAAACTTGCTGCTAAATATGGTATTAAAAATTATTCTGGAACAGCTTCACAAAACACGACTTTATTAGCTAAATTGAAAGCAGGAAAACCACACACACCAGCAAGCAAAAACACATACTACACAGAAAACCCCGGAAAAATAAAAACTTTAGTACAGTGCGACTTATACAATTCGGTTGACTTCACCGAGAAGCACAAAACAGGCGGGACATATCCGGCCGGAACGGTGTTCACGATTTCGGGAATGGGAAAAACAAAGGATGGAACACCTCGCTTAAAAACAAAAAGCGGTTATTTTCTAACTGCAAACAAGAAGTTTGTTAAGAAAATCTAGTTTGATGCCCTCGCTTTTGCGGGGGTGTTTTTGTAATGTGTTTATTGTACTCAATCATTCGCTATGATATTATTATAGTAAAAAAGCGGAGAAGGTACTTAAATGAATAGCACATATGATATGTTAGTAAAGAAAAGTATTGAAGCATTTTTGTTAGGCTTGGAAATATATAACAAACCTACAATAAGATATAGGGTAGAAGGTTTTAGTTTTTTTATTTGCAACTCATGGGAGCTTATGTTAAAAGCTAAATTAATAAACGATAAAGGTGAAAATAGTATATACTTCAAGGATAACCCGTCTAGAACTGTTTCTTTAGAATATAGCATTAAGGAGATATTTACAAATAAACATGATCCATTACGTTTGAATCTAGAAAAAATAGTCGAGTTAAGGAACGTGAGTACTCATTTTATTACTGAAGATTATGAAGTAATATATGCACCTTTATTTCAATCATGTGTTTTTAATTACATAGAGAAAATGAGTATGTTTCATAATATTGATGTAACAGAGTATATTACTCAAAGTTTTTTATCTCTAGTAATAAAAGAAGATGACTTAGACCCAGCTATTATAAGGTCTAAATATTCAAAAGAAACAGCTGATAAAATCTTAACAACGAAAAAAGCGATAGAGAAAATAGAGCTAGAGAATAATCCAGCTTTTTCCATAGACATTCAACATAATTTTTATATAACCAAGAAAATTAACGATGCAGATAGCACAGTGAGAATAGCAAAAGAGGGAGAAATTCCTGTTAAAATAATAAAGGAACAAAAAGACCCTAATAAAACACATCCTTATACACAAAAAAATTGTGTAAAAGAGATAAATAAAATATTGAGCAGAGAAAAAATTGACTTTGAACATTTTTCAGTATTTACTAAGGAAATTAGAAGTAACTTTAATACTGCTGATTTTCAGCTTTTTTTGAAGTTCTATTCTTTAAAGGCGCAAGAGAGATATTCTTATCGTCATGTTATAGGGGAGCACTCACAGTATACATATTCGAGAGCAATCATAGATTTTATCTTAACAGAGATAAAAAAGAATCCTCAAAAAACTATTGAACATTTAAAAAAGAAGACAAAAAAATAAAGATAACCTCTGGAGCAAAGGAATTCTCGATAATAAATTATCTTACTCCCATTCGGGAACCCAGCTTTATCCATCACAAGTTATCTTTTACACTTCAATTATAACAAACATGAATTGAAGTGTAAACTGAAAGAACTATATAATTTTAACACACCCTAACTACACGTTAGGGCTTTTTTTATGCAAAAAAAAACGCCAAGCATGTGCTTAGCGTGCATCACTTATCCTTAATCATTCCCTTCTTATTAATTTTTCCCTCTATAATTAATTTTTCAAGTTCCTTCAAATCTTCCAACGTAGCTTTATTCTTTATAAAAGAACGCGCAGCTGAACGAGATTTTAAATAGTTTGAATGTTCTTTGTTCTTGCTTTGCCATTCCTTATTTGCTTTCAACTGCGCGTCAGAGGTCGTTTTATTCGTCAT